CTAATGCCCAAGTATCTGCCCAAGTGCCATCTGCATCTGGGTCAGTAACTAATGTGATTGCAGTACCGGCTAAGTCATCAATCTGACAGATTAGGGCATCATCGGCTGCGTAAATGCGTGTTGCTGTACCTGATGAATAGAAATACCGACCAGCGTGACCGTCAATCATTCGTGAGGCAGATTCAATAGCCATTTCCAAAAGTGTGTCATCAACATTGTCAGAAATGCGTAATGCCGCTTTGACCTGTACCAAAGTTGCGTATCCGTTTGTGATTGCCAAGAGAACTCCTAAAACTATTACCTATTGTATTAGATACCTTGTAAATCAATTAGATACTGAGTGACGGTTGCCCTAGCATCTGAATCATTTGGAACCCAATGGCCAGCGTAAGCATAATCAACATCTATATCTAACGTGCAATCGTAGGTTGCGCCATTAACGGCTGTACCAAGCCAAAAACACCAATCATCAAACGGTGCAATCTTTTGGTCAAATGGGTTGCGCTCCCATAGCCATCTACGAACAGGTGAGCCACAGGGAATCATATTGGCGTGCAGGCTAGTTATCTGTTCACCAGTTACATTTGCAGGTGTCCAGATTTGCCCTGTGTCGTACTGGAATCCCAATGCCAAAACATCAGCCTGGCAAGTATCTAATTTGTCTAAAGCGTATGGTCGGTAACGGTCATCTATACCAACCCAACTAACCCAATCTGTGTGGCAGTTTTCAAAAGCTACGTTCATCATGTCGCTAAACGCAAAATCGCCAGACCACAAAACAACCTTGATGCCATCTAGGTCTAGTTCATTGGTATTTATGCCATCCCATAAAACCAAAACAATCTCATCTGGCTTACGGCTTAATGCGCGAACTGAATCAACCCAGCCTGGTATATGTTCAGGGTAGCCGTGACAAATAGATACAACGCCTACTGTTGGACTAATCGCCAAAATGTATCGCCTGCCTTGTCAATCATCGCCCGTAGTGCATCTGGGTCTTGCCAATCTTGAACGCTAGTAATACCAACATTTTCATTGGTAACAATCTTGCAACCTGCCAGTACGGCTTCCATTACTGCGCGACATTCAGATTCAAATGCTAATGGCAAATGTACAAAATATTCGGCATAACTCATCGCCTGCAAAATATCCTCACGCGGTTTATCGGTCATTGGGATAAAAGGTATTTCCATTTTCAATGCCCAACTAAACGCTGCCATTTCACCTTTTAAGGGATGGTTACGACCTGCCCATAATGCTAAATGTTCCTTATCTGGTGCTGGTTGAATAATGCTGGTATCAAAGTAGCTAAGCACCTGACCTGTGCGTTTTGGTTTACTCCAGGCTAGTTCGCGCATCATGTGTGCCGGTGTATGTGTAACGAACATCCGCGCATTTTCGATTAGTTGTTTTAGGCTTTCGCGTGGTGTTTGTAAATGATGCACAAATACAAATGGGTCACAGGTAGATAGTTCAATTAGTTGGGAATTGTCAAAGGCATCTGTGCCACTAACTATTACCGAATCAAACTCAAACAGTTGTTCCCTGTTATACGTTTGTGGCGTAACTATCTGAATCTCAAACCCATCTGGTGAGTGCTGACGGTAATCAAAATCAGACATTTCAGCACCACCAGCAAAACGACCATCAAACAAGCCGTCACTAGATACCTTTTTAAGAGGATTTAAGGCACTTTTCAGACCAGAAACCTTACGTTCGGTGTGATGTGTGTACCAGCCTATTTTCATGCCGTAGGAATGCCTTTTGATTTGCCTGCTAGGACTTGCAATGCAGGCTTCCAATACTTATCAAATACAACATCAGCGTTATAGGCTTTGGCAAAATCAATCGCCTTTTGCGAACGACCTTGACCACGTTGATATGCAGCCTCTAGTGCCTCAACAATCTTTGGCACGTTAGGGATGTTGAACCAAGCCATCTGGTGTGCATCCCATAGTGGCTGACCCTCAATTAACCAGCCATCGCCAACCAATTCAGTTGATGCCGCAAATTCGCTAACAATAACTGGTGTGCCACAGGCTTGCGCCTCAATAGTTGGAATACCAAAACCCTCGCCATAACTTGTAGCTAATAAAACATCCATTGCCGTATAGATACTTGCCAATCGCTTTTGGTCAATGCCAGTTTTGTATAGATATGGGTCTACCCAAACAACTTTGTCATCTGCAATGCCACAGGATGTAATTAGTTGGCTTAAATTAATGCCACCCAATCCACCTAAATAGTCTGTGTGTAGATACAGAACAACGTCATCGTGCATCTTTGCAAAAATGCTAAACGCCAATAGGTTCTCACCAAATGCTTTGCGGTTAGGTGTTACGCCTTTATTTGCGGCGTTCATACCAACAACAAATGCATCCTGCGGTAGTCCTAAGAATTTGCGACCATTAACGCCATCAACATTGTTAGTTGGCTTGAACACATCCTCTATGGCGTGTGGAATATATAACGCATCAACGCCAACATTCTGTAACATCGCCTGACCGTATTGGCTCATTGCAATAGGTGTTACAAAATCTTGTCTGCACCATTTGGCAACTGCTGGTGGTGCTGGAACGTGGTCAATGGGAACCCAACTGGCTACGTTCCAATCTGCCCACCGCGCACCTTTGAATACCCAAACGTCATACAAAGTAAAAAGAATGTTTGGCGCATCTGGATTGCCACTTGCCCAATCGAACATATGAGCAGGTACAACATCGTTTGAATATAAATCAGCACCACGTTGGTAAACCTTGATGCCGTTCCAATCCGTGTTAGTTCCCTCTAACCCGTAATTGTTTAGTACTGCTACTTCGTGACCTTGCGCTTTGAGCCTTGTGGTGACTTGCGCGGTTTGGGTTCCGTAACCTGTGTTGGCGAATGGTGCGTTGCTGTTCCATCCGATTCGTATAGGCGAACTTTGCCCGACATTATTAGTGCTTGACCCAATTCGTCCGGTACTTCCATTGGACTGTTGTTTATTTCGATTAGCATTTTTGCTCACGCTTCCTCCCTGAATTGCGTATTGCCCAATCTACGGGAAAAGATGCAAAAACAAAAGCAGAAACCCCGTAAGACCTGCGCTTCCTACGGGGTTTCTGGGTTTTGGGGCTATTGACTAGCTTGCTGCACCTGCAAAGTACTTCACATGGGAAGTCTGGATGAGGTTACCGTCTAGGCGGATTGTTGCACGGAATGTCACAAGGTCATTCTGGAATGCGTAATCGTCCGAACGGTCTAGGCGGATGCCACCAACTTGACGTACAAAGTAGCTCTTTAGATTTCCAAAGATTACTGACTTTGCGCTAGTTGCTGGGTCTGCCATTGCTGGGTTTTCGTAGATTGGGTAGCCAAGTAATAGGTCACGGGCATCAGCAGTTAGAGATGGGCTGAATAGGTATTGACCTGCATTGTCTTTTAATTTACGAACTGCTGCGATTGAAGCAGCATTCATTTGCCAGCCAGTTCCAGGCATACGGCGGCCTGCTGTATCAACGCTGTAAACCAATTCAATTAGTTTGTCAGCGGTGAATGCACCAGATACACCGGTTCCACCTGTGATGCCTGAACCAGCAGCAGTAACGATACCGGTTGGCTGAACAGTTCCAGTTCCAGTTGTTAATGCGCCATTTACTGCATAGCCAAGTGCGTTACCTGTTTGTGCTGCAAGGAATCCAAGAATATCCACGCCTGCATCCTCAATCATTTCGCGAGAAATTTGAGTCAGGAATGAGTACTTGTATGCACCAAGAGTTTTGAATGCATTGAATGTTGGATCGCTTTCGCCAATCGCTGCTGCTTCAGATGAAACAGTACCGGTTGAGTAGGCAGATAGTGATGGAATTTGTAGGTTTTCTCCGCCTGCTGTATTAAGAACAGTTGAAGTTTCCAACATTGGGCCAACGTGGCGAGCAAGCATAATGATTTCGTCATAGAACGAAGTCGGTACTGGTGCGCCTGTTGAGCCTTTAGTTACATCACGCTTTTCAAACATTTGTGAACGAACATCGCCACGAGCTAACGCGCGAATCATTTCGGCTTCATCAACTGTTGGAACTACAAGTGCAGGGCGAGCCTGTGTTTCTAGTCCACGCATTGCTTCAGCGGCCCGTTCCTCACGGTCTGCTACTGCTTTGATGCTTTCGATTGTTGCTGAACGAGTGTCTAGGTCAGCACTAATGCGACCAAACTTTTCGTTTTCTTCTGAGGTTAGGTCGCGCTTTTCTGCTGCTGCAACATCTAAAAGAGCCTTAGCTTCTTCCCATGCTTTTGCGCGAGCCTCAACCTGCTGATTTAAGTAATCAGACATTGTTGTTACTCCTAATAAGGTTAAATGAATTTGAGTATCTGTGTGGCTCCACAACAGAAATGCGCAATGGTGGCTCCACTCAATCGCACAACTAAATTATAGAACAGGTTTAGCGCGACTCGTCAGGCTTAACAATGCGCAGTTCTCTATTTTGAGATTCGATTGCGGCCTTTTTTTCGCTAAATGCTTTTACGACTGCTTCACTCAATAAATCAGCATAATCGGCTATAACACCTGATTCTGGATTTCCTACTGCATCAAGCAAAACTGCTTTTACTTTAGCCACATCCACTAGAAAACCTTAGCCATCAAATCTAATTGTTTACGTTTTAGTTCTAGCAAAGCAGC